CGTCCAAGCCGTAGTTGTAGCTGCCGTAGGTGCTTCGCCCGTAGCCGCTGCGATACGTCATTAGTCTAGCGTGATGTCGAGATCGCCCGCAGGAATGCGGAACACGTCGCCGGTGTCAATCGTCTTGTTGGCGGTCAGGTTGGCGTAGGCCAGCAAATTGCCGCCAGATGACGCGTCAAATATGCCGACAGCAACAACGGTGCCATATCCCGCCGTGGCGACGGGCCACTCTTCAGCGGATGTGTTTGACGCGGTGTTGCCTGACACGGTGAACGCCGTAGCCTGACGCGCGTAACCCCCGCCAGATACCTCTGTGCCGCCGCCAGTATCGTCAGGCGCAACAGTGTATAGCGCGGTGTGCCACTCGGTCGGGCGTGTCGCGCTGTTGGTGGTAAACGACCATGTTAGAACGGTTGTCTCGAAGGTGTTGGTGAAGCTCATCTCAATACGCCTTTATCTTCATGCGGCGACCAGACCCGCCGAATTTCGCTTTATCATTGTCTGCGTTTATACCACCAATCGCGTTCGCATACAAAGATGACCACACTTGCAGGCGCGCATCGTCTTTTAGATACGGCGCAGAATGCGATAGAGCGCCATACAAATACGCGTCGGGGAAGTATTCCAGCAGCCAGTTAGACGTGTTGCTATCAGACAGCGCGCCGATCTTGGCGTAGTAATATAGCTCCGTCGCATATGTGCCATCGGGAACGGGGAACACCTCGATCTCGCCAGCCGTGATCGCGTAGTAGCGTGGCTCGTATGTTGCGTTGGCCGTGCGCTGCTTGCGCTCCAGCAGCTGAAACTGGCTCATAAGCTCAAGCGGCTGCGTGTTGCCGGAGGTAATATACATCCGTATGACCTCGTAGAAGTCAGACGGCACGGCGCTATACTGCGTATCGATGTTGGCCGTGGCGCGCTTCTCTTGACGCCAGTGGCGTATCTGGCGGTTCATGTCTGCCTCGGCCAGCGAAATAAACGTCGGGATGACGCTCGTCAGGTCATCGCGGTCAAGGAAGTCGCCTATGCTGGATTGCAGCTCTGCGTATGTTGTAATTGCCATCTAACAATCCCATGCTTTGCGCGACCAGTAGTTGGCGCTTAGTTTGCTTGACTTACCCTTAATCCCACCCGACCTTGCGCAGTATGATGCCTTGCGCTTGGGCTGATCCTTCTTGATAGACATATTAGGATCGCCAAAGTTAATTTTCTTTACAGTGTCGCCCTCAACAGCAAGCACCTCAAACTTCTTTGGCCCGCCACGTCTAGGTTTATTTACCGCAGAAAACCCGTGGCGCTTCTTGGCTGCTGCTATTTTCTCTGACTTGGTGCGGGGCATTAGTACATTCTGCCCGTTGAAAGCTGCTGCTTATACATCTTAAATATGTTGCGCATCACATCTGCGTTATCGATAAACTGATACATCATAGGGTCTTGCTTTGCACGCTCCATAAATTGCGCAAACTCTGGATCTGCGCCAGAAGGAATAGGCATGCCTTCTTGTGGGCTAGGTCTGCCCATCGGCATAGGAATGCCAGCTTGCGGGCTTGGCCCTTGTGAAGCTGTAGGTGCAGCAGGCATACCACCGCCAACAGGGATATTACCAAACGTCATACTCGGCGCGGCTGGCATACCACCACCAACAGGCGTGCTGCCAAACGGCATGCTTTGCGCTGGACGCGTTTGCGGTCTAACTTGCGCTCGACCAGCACCACCTCCGCGCGTCACTGTTGGGCGCGGGGCAGCTTTTGGCGCGATGCTTTCGTCCGGCGCAAGCAAGCCACGCATTTGACGCAATTTGCGCATACGCTCTTCATCTTCTGACCCATATGGCGTTGCAAGAGCATTGGCCAGCACAGAAAATATACCGCCGCCCTCAAACTTATCGCCCATCTTGCCAGCGCCACCGCCGTCAATCATATCAATGAAGTCTAGAAATTTATCTGCCATGCTATTTCTTCTTTGCTGTCTTAGCTGATTTCTTAAACGCCTTCGCGGTGGGCGCGCCTTTGCTGCCTACCTTGCGCATCCTTTCGCCAGACCCAGCAGCAATGCGCTTACGCTTTGCGTGGATGTTTGCGTATAAACCCTTCTTCGGCATTCTATGCTCCTTCGCCCCACTGGACGCATTGATAATCGGTTGCGCGATATGCAGGAAACATCTGCCGCGCGTATTCCAGCCCGCTCGGTATGGACTGTATGCATTGGCTCTCGCTCTGCATCACAGGGCTGCCAAACGAAAAGCAATTACCCTCGACGCTGCAAAGTAAAAGCAGCGCCGTCCACATCACTAATAAGCGCCCTTGCGCTTCTTCGCCATACACGTTCCAGCGCGCTTGCATGCGGCGGGTGTCGGGCAGCCCTTACAAGGCTTAAACTTCGGTGCTTTCATCAAAACAATCTCCATAAATTACGCGCAGCGTAACATATTGAGCAAGATTAGGCTATACCGCGCAAGTTCCTGCGTATCGCGCCACGCCAAGACAGCATCGGGCCTGACAATGCCGTCGCCGCGTCCGACGCCATAGTTAAGCAAACAGCATCAGCTAAATCCGGCGAACGCAAGCCACGCTTACGCATGCTGTCTTTGCTCTCGGCTTGCATTTTGCCGGACGAGGTAAAGCTATACCGTATGGCAGTTAGATCAGCCCGCAAGTCATCATCCTCCGGCAGCTTGCACGAACGATCCTCTAGCCACGCCTTTGTCTTAAACCACAGCTCAGTACGCAAATTATTATACGTCTCGCCCATGCTGGGAGCCTCGGCAACATTCACACCACGCACAGGCGCGCCTAGCTCACGCAACCTATCAACCACACCAGCGCCAACGCCAATGCTATCCACAAGTATTTCATCAGGCTGCTGGCTGGGCGGCAACGCTTCATACTCAGCCATAACCCTGCCCACGGTCTGCATCAGATCCAAACCCTGCCACGACTTAACTTCCGTTATAACGTTAGACTCGCGCTTGCAAAACGCTGTCCTATCGCTACCAAATCTTGCCGGATCTATGGCCCACACAGTCTTCGCATTCGGCGCAAGCTCAATATCACGCTTCATAGCACTCTCCACCAAATGATACGGCACAATCGTATCATCGTCGGCAAGAGGAAAATCACCCATGACCCTTATCAAAAACGCGTTAGATTGTTCGCCGTATCTCACGCGCATCTCGTCAACAAACTCTTCAGACACCAGCGGGCTATCCACGCATGACCACCGACGCGTCCACCAGCTAGATGCCATCTTCGTTTGGCTTTCGTAAAACGTTCCGCTGGATCTGGTCGGGTTAGACAAAAGTATCGTGGTCGCGTTGTGGCCCGACATTGATCCAGCAGCAGCCTCAAACACCTTCTCAGGCACACCGCTGGCTTCATCAACAACCAGCAAAACATGCTCTGAGTGAACGCCAGCCAATGCTTCTGGCGTTTCTGCACGGCTGGTGCGGGCCGATATAAACGCCTCTGATGCAGCAGCAGCAAGCTCAACGCGATCCGATTTCACAGTAAGCAGCTGCGATATTTCTTTAGGAAGCTCATTTATCCAACGTTTAAGCTCGGCAAAAAGCGCGTCAAAAAGCTGGCCGCTGGTTGGCGCAGTCACAACAACCTTATTCGGAAACCGCAGCAACAAAAACCAAAGCATGGCCCAAGACGCGGATGTGGACTTTCCCGTGCCATGACCAGACCTTACGCTAATCTTGCGCTCGCCAGCCGCAATGGCTTGCAAAAACTCTGCCTGATATGGCAGCGGCTCAGCGCCAAGCATCTCCCTAACAAAACGCACAGGATCTTGCGCGTACCGCGTCACAAAATCCTTCATCAGTTTTGCCTGTGCTTCACTCATTGTCTGGCTCCGGCGTAACGTCAATAATGCTTGACCTATTCTTACGCAGCGCATCCAAATGCATGTCGCCCAAGCTAATCGTCACCTGAGCCGAAGGCTTTGTGCCGTACCTGTCAGCGTTCGCAGAACCCGCCATAAACCGGCGATGATGAACACGCTCACGCGCCAAGCTAACATCAGTCGATGATAGGTCAGGCTTGTGCGTAAGATCATCCAATATGGCCAAGCCTTCCTCAACAAAAGCATCTGCGCTGTCTTTCCTAGCGCGCTCCAAAGCCTCGCGGTAGTCCGGCACAGAATTAATGGCCGCGCTTAGGTACGATCTGCTGCACTTATATTCTTCCGCAAGCTTGGCCAAAGTCACACCTGATGCAACCTTGTCCGTTATGTAATCTATGCCACCGCGCTTGGCCACATCGCTTAGTATGCGCTTTTTTAACGCTCTGCCCGCCATTTGCTTTTCCCCAAATTTTGCAAAATTTTACGTGGGGCGGCGAAGGATGGCAAGGGGGGTGCAGGGGGGTACGGGATTTGTGTGTGTGAGGGTATAATAATAACACTACCGGCGAAAAGCTTTGGCGGGGGGGGCTTTGCGCCTGCAAGCTGCAAAAGCTGGCCGGATTGCGTCTGGTGCATGGCTAAAGGCATGGCGCATAATAATTATTATGTTAAGTGCGTTTAATATCAATGACTTACGCTATGATCGC